AGAAGCAATTTCTTTATGATCTTCTGGAATAAAATCTTCTGATTTATTTCCCCAATTCTTTGCACCTGCTTTGCGGCATTTGACAAGTGCCCCAGATGCATATGCACTTGGCCAAACATCATACTTTGCTTTTACTTTATGGTAACAAGCGTCCTTTTCGCCACTACCTTTACCCTTGTCATCTTCTCCTTCAATTACATAAGTAAAACTTTGTTCTTGCATTTCTTTTTCTTCCTTTTTTACATCTGTAGAAACATAAGTTGGTTTTGCAGCACCAGATTTTGATTGTTGCCCTGGATCTGCGGATTTTTTTCTCCTTGAAGCAGATAGTCTTTCTGATTTTGACATACTTGCTCTTTTAGAAGAAGAAACACATTTTGGAGTTCCTTCTCCTGGTTCATCACTTGCACAAGTTCCACCAGTTACAACATTTACCCACCCAGGTTTTCCATCTTTCGATTTAGAACCTTTGAACCATTGATGAAGATTACCTTCTTTCACAGTGCAGTCTTCCATCCCATGTTTAGGACACATTTTGCCCTTTGGTGTATTATTACACTTTGCATGAGAACAACCACAATCTGATTTCATTGAAATTAAATATTTTCCTCTTTATTATTTATTAGACCGTCTTTTAGAAGTTTAGCCAATTCTGCAGTTGAACCTACAAATAATGAATTATTTACTGTAGTTGGACCACCTCTAGGTTTCTCCTCAAGATCTTTCATTTTCTTTTGAAGATCTAAAAGTTTATCTGTAACATCTCCTACAGATTTAATTAATTGACCTGCAACTTCATAAGCTCTAGGGTGTTCAGACTCTTGTGCTAATTCAAGAATACCGTCAATAGCTTCTTGACCCTTTTCAATTAAACTATAAAGATTACCTCTTGTGTATTCATAATCTTTTTCATGATCATCTATATTGTTTGAAATTGGTTTAATACTTTCTACTTTAGGTTCAATTCTCTCTATAGAAGTTTCAACATTTAATGAAGAACTAATTTTATCAAATTGATTTTCCATAAATTACCTCAAATTTTTACATCATCGCCTTGTGAAGCACTAAACATCTTCATGTCTTGGAAGAAAGAAGTTTCCTCATTAAATCCAAAATCATCACCATATTCAATAAGTGGATCGTCATTACTATCCACAACTAAATCTCCATTGTAATCTTCAAGAGCTTTAGGTGTTGCTGTATATCTGATTTCTCTCTTGGGTCTTGTAGTATCAGTTTTAGTGCCAGACATATAATCGACCTGAACTTTTTTGATGAGACCATCAGTGCTATCAGCAATAACACCGAACAGATTTACTTTTGCAGTAAAAGCCAAAGTCCAAATAATTGTTCTCCTACTATTAAAATCAGTTTCATAATCATCTTGCATTCTAATTCCTTCCAAAATTACAGGCACATCTCTTTTTTCTCCAATTGAGTCAATGAGATTGATGGTGAAATTGAGAGCAGGTTGAAAATTGGGAAGAATTTGTTCTACAATTTGAAGTACATCATCATTTACTTTTGCGATAATTGAAAGTTCAAATTGAATATTATATGGAACTGGAAGATATACTTTTGTAGCTCCAGTAGAATTTGTTGGTGATTTTGCAAGATATGATTTAGCTACCGTTGCTTTTCTTGAAGGATCATACTGAAGTCCAACCATCTCAAAAGCCATTCTAGGTAAAGTAATGGATGGTTTTTTTGAGAGGTCTGGTTGCTGTTCAATTCTTGCCAGGAACTTTTGAATTGGACCATACGCTAATGGAACTTTCATGAATGTTGCATCATTTCCATTTTCATCTTGATGTCTGATTTCAATATTATTGAATAATGTTCCAAATCCAATAATAGTTTTTCTTATAATTTGATGATATGAGTATGTTCCTAACATTGATATTCAAATATTGTATTACTATTTAACAATTAAAATTCCCCAAATGGATTCGATTCAGTAAAGTCTAAAAGTTGATCTGCAGCATCCTCAATTTCTTTATTTTCTGAATATTCAATATTATCGATACTATCATAATCAACTGATAGAATAGTATATGAAGCACTACTTGCAGATCCAACAATTGTTTCTCCAACAGAAAATCTCTTATCAATAATAGAAACTTTAAGTTTTTTAGTTGGAGCATTCCAATTAATTACCGAAGCTCTAGCACTTGAAGATGATCCAACTATGGTTTCTAATTGTTGATATGTTCCAATTCCAGTTAAAGCTGGATTTCCGATAGTTACTGTAGGAACAGAAGTATATCCAGAACCAGCATTTACAATTCTAAGTTCTGATATAGTTCCAGCAACACTAACAACAGCCTCAACTACAGCTGTCACTCCAACTCCAGGCGAAGATACAGTTACTGTTGGAGCTATTGCATAATTTGATCCACTATTTGTAAGAACAATAGATCTTATTGATCCAGTAGAAATGCCGGCAGTTGCAATACCTAGAGTACTTCCTCCGCCAACAATTGATACCGTAGGAACAGAAGTATATCCTGAACCAGAATTTGTAATTAAAATCTTATCAATAGAAGTAGTTCCATATTTTGTTCTCATAACAGCTTTTGCCGTTGCATTTACTCCTCCAGCTGGAGCAGTTGATATTGCAACTGTTGGAACAGATGTAAATCCACTTCCATCATCGACAAGATAGATTTGATTAACAGAGTAATTTGATGCAGTAATGGATGGAATAATAGCAGTAGCAGTTGATCCTATAGATGCTAAAGTTAATGTTGCAGTGTATCCAACATTTTCTACAAAATTATCATCTACATCTGCAATTCCAGTATTAATCTTTTCATCTTCAAATTCAAATACTTCGCATCTGAGTTCATAAACATATAATTTACCTAACTGATAGAAATCAACTTCATGTTCTACAAATTTAATTTCAAAAATAGTATCAGAGAGAGGAAAATAAACTAGGTCTCCTTCTCTCGGCCTAATAGGTAATCCAAAATCTTCATTTGAATTGAGAAAAGGAGATATGAAATCTTCGAATCTTTCTCTCGAAATAACTAATGATAATTCATCTCCAGATTTAATACCAAATTTTGTTAAAAAATCTCCACCACCGGCAAATCCTTCATAATTTTTTACATAAGCTTCTATTGCAAAATTATCATCAAACTGAGAGAGTACGTTCTCTTTTATTACTGTATTATTTTTTAGAAATTTTCTTGGTATATAAATTACTTCTACACCATAAATTTTCAATTGTTCATTAATAAGTTGTTGAACAAGATTTTGTTCAGATTGAGATCCTTGTAAGAAAAAGGGATTTAAAGCCATAACACATTATCCTATCATGTCTAAAGGTGGCAGTTCATGTTCTGAAGACATTACCTGTTTAATTTGTTCCAATTCTCTTTCCGCATCTTCATAAATTTGTCTTCCATTTAATTCGATTCCACCTGGAAGTTTGACTCCTTGGAACTTAATTAAGTTTTGTCCCCATTGTCTCTTAATTAAAGAAGTTAAATATTTCTTCAAGAAAGAGTCATTATAAACTTTAGTATATTGTGTGGGATCTAAAACTCTGTAACAGTCAATAATAATCCATTCATTTTCTTGGATGTTCGTCCAATCGATATCCAAATATAATCTACCTTGTCTTTTATTAAATCTAATTTTTTTGTCTGCTCCAAGAACCCAGTTAATATCTTCAATATATCTTTTAATCATTGAATAATGAAGAATATCAATAGAACTGAAATAATATAGATCATTCAAAAACAATTGATATTGTAAATTGAAGAAACTTCCACTAATTGAATTAGTATTAAATTTCCAAATTCCATCTATACCTATAACACTATCTGGAATATCAATATAATTTCGACCTTCATAAAAGATGGTTGATCCAGCAGCTGAAGTGGTTCCTATTCCAGTAGCATTACTTTTTTCTGTTGGAGTGAGTTGATGTTTTAGATACATCCTTTCGACGCCATCAAAATGACGTTCTTGGAAGTATTGAATTGCATCATCAACTAAGTCATCAATTTGTTCATCAGCAACGTTAATTTCTAATACTGGCGCACCTAACCTTCTGAGGCAGTAATCGATAAGTTCCTGTCTTGAGGATGGTTTGGACATATTGTTACTCCTCCTTTTATTAGATTATCAGAAAGTGCCGCCATCAATAGTGTCGGTCCATGTAGGTACTCCAGATGCATCTGTTGTTAATACATAATTTGAAGTAGAAATTCCAGATCCAGGAGCAACGGTGCTCTTCAATTCACCATTACCATTAAAGTATGCAGCACCATTTGTATTTGTTGCCTGTAAGAATACTCCGTAGATATCTAAGTATCCTTTTGTACCACTTACAACGTTTCCAGTAAGAGTTGCATCAGGAACATA